TGACCAGCGCATCTGGATCAATGTCCTGACTAATAGCTAACTCTCGTATGAGATTGGGTATCTTAATAAAAGGAGCCAACATGGGATTAGCAACAGTTTGAAGCAATGCTGTAAGACGTTGTGTGCGTACTTCCTTTTGAATTACTGCGCTAGTTCCTTTTGGTTTAATTTCAAGATCACCAATCTTCTCAGGTGTTTCATCATTGAACTGCATGTTCCACTGAAAGAACGCTTCGCCTAGTGGCTTGAGTAAAAAGTCATCAATGTTTTTAATTACAGTCTTGACACTAAGTCCTGCACTGGACATCAACATGCTCAGACCTGCAGCGGTACGACCTGTTCCGGTAACGCCTGTCTGACCGTGAACAATACTAGGAATGCCTGTCTGTTCATCTGACAGTTGCCGTGCTTTGTCGTACATCTGTATGTTTTCACCAGCAGTACTTGGAAACTTGATTGCATTTACCGCTGTGCCTGTTACACCTGATTGCCTCCGAAAGACCTTACCGGGATACACATCATATGATTGACCGGGAACAAGTTGTGTTTCGTCAATGTCAAACACGAGATGTCCAGCAAGAGCCAGATTGTCGATAGCCATACGCATATGCCCGTTCATCAGCATCTGACTGTCTTCCATGTTTTCTGCCACACCAACACCAAACAGTTGATACGGATTAAGTTCATAAGGAAAAGAGTGAAATGGAATACGTGCAGGAATAAACGGATTAGCGACAAACCGTAATACCTCACTGCCACATATCCAGATATTAACTTGTACGGAATCCATATCGTCTTCCATGTCGTCCATGTCCATGCCGAAGTCTTCAGCAAGAGACTTGTCTAGACTTCCCCAATACTCATATATCTCATAACGGTTAGTTGCGTATGTTGGATCATTCTCATTAGCATACAATGAATTTTCAAAGTATCGTTCTTGATAGTTAGGACCACCAACCAAAGTATTCTCTATGGCTTGACGATTGAAATGAGGACGATTAATTAGATCACGTAGTTGTTCACGATTCATACGATGTCGTTGTATTACGTATTCTGCATCATCCATGTTAGTCGCACTAGGATCAGGATAAAAATCCCAACAACTTACAGCCTCAATACGAGGCACTGACTTGTCAATAGGTTCATAGGTTTTACCCATGTCACCCATAGTCCAGTTGTGAATAGTTTTATTGTAATTGAACGGACCTTTAATAACGCCAGTGCCAAGAAGCGCACACTCAAAAATAGCATGACGCAACACTGTAACCGCACTGGTATCAAGAAGTTGATCCTGTATACACTTCTCCATAATACGCGCAGCTTCTGCTGCTGGTTCAATCTGTGGTTCACCCATACGGGCTGGACCTGAAGCAATATTAGCTCCTTCGTATCTTGTACCTAGACCGCTTAGTTCTGCAGGTTGAGGTTTAGAAGTAGCCTTTGTAGCTCCCGGTAGAAGTTCTTTACCGTCTCCTTGAAATCCAATATCATCTTCAAAAGATTGTTCTATCGGAACTTTACTGAGATGAGCAAACTCATCAATACCTGTAGGCATGGGCGTTGAGTCTACTGAGATAGGAAATTTAGTATTGGCAAAGAGGATATCGACAATCTGACCGTAGGCAGCTAGAACTTTAGTTTTGGTTATTTTAAGAAAAACCTGACTTCGCTCATTACTACGATATTGTGTACTAGAATCGTACACCCCACGGTAGTTTTTATATGCACGTAGCCACCGTTCTTCTTCTAGCTGACGCCCTTGTTCAGCATCACGAAAACGTGCCATGATAGTTCCTGTTATACCTGTAGCCTCTTGTGCTTCAGGTATGTCTACCATTTCTTCGCCTTCGTCCATGTCGATATCATCTGCCATAAGATTTAAATTCCTTGATTAGATGACGCCATGATCATAGATGCTTGGCCCATATGTTTGTTACCGGATTCTGACGGAAAGTCCTCAGTAAGAACACCTATCTTCGTACCGACACCAAACTCAAGTCCTTCACGATACAGTGCGCTTTCATTGGCGTCAGACATTTCACCTTGCTTGCTCATCTGACCCATGATGTAGCCTTCACCGTACATTTGCTTGTTACCTGCTGGCATGATATTTACTCCTTTCTATAATTATAGTTATTTATTTATAAAACCTTGATATTTTTCTACCAAGTCTCTTGGTTGTCTTAATTGTCTAGAGGCTATTATTTTTTCTTTTGTATCCTCTAAAGTTTTACTTTTTCTTCGTTGTTGTTCTTCAACTCTTCTTCTTACTCCCCCAAGACCTTCTGATTCAAGTAAACCCATCTCTCTGTCATACGCTCTTGCTTCTGCAGCACCTCTTTCTTCTCGTTCAAATTGTTGATACTCAGGACTTTCCATAAGTTGTCTTTGTATTGCTGCTTCCTCTACACCCATTTCTATGTCAGCAGATGTTACAGGTAATGGACTAATAGCTTCTTCTGCAGCTTGAGCATAAAATTTACTTTCTCTAGCTATAGATTCATCTAACTCAGAAATAGATAAATCTTCTGCATCTTCTTTTCTAAAAGCTGCTTCAGCACGGCCTTCTGCAAATAATGTCGCTGCACCTACAAAAGGTAATGCGCGAATAAGTTTACTTGAAAATATTTTTCCTCTCTTGTTTATATTTTCTTCACCACGCTTTCGCATATTTTCTTCTACTTCTGCCAATTCGTCATCAGATATAATTGGCATTCCTCTTTCGTCATAACTTAATTTAGAATCTTTTGTGTGATCGAAAGCCTCTTGTTGTCTTGATTCTGCAAGTAATTGACTCATAGGACCAACAACAGGCCTACTGCTTTGATCTAGTTTTCGCTGTCTCATTGCTGAATCTAAATCTTCTAAAGTATCTAATTTTAAATTAGGTTTATCTTTAACGTATTCTTCTAATGATTCAAGTTCAGCAACATTTATTAATCTATGTTTTACAGCATCTGCTTCAGCATCCGAATATTCATATTTTTCCATAAGAACATTTTTAAGTTTTGCTTTTCCTTCTTCAGTAGTACGCCCTTTTTGTTGATCTTGAATAGTTTGTCTTTTTTCAGTATCTTCTAATTCCGCTTCACGTTTAGCTTCAGCCTCTATTTTAGCTTGTTCATTTCCTGAAGAACCTGCTACATAAAAAGTTTGTGGCGCACCTATATCGGCATAATACGTAGTAAACTTCTTAATATTATTTAAAATTTTTGGATCAAAACTTGCCCTGCTGTGTCGAACTAAATATCCTAAACGTTGGTGAATAGCTTGTTCAGATATTCTTCCTTGCAAGAAGTCAATCATTTCTGGTGCAACACCTGCTCTGGTTGCGAGGTGAGTGTGAACATTGCGTAGTAACTGTGAACCAGATTTAGGTCTATCTTTTTTATCTATGTGTAATGTGTTATATACTTTTCCAATATTTGTATCAGGATCAGGATCGTCTAAATCTTCTATGAAACCTCCGTCAATTTGAATTCTTGATAACACATCATTCATTTTTTCTGTAGATACACTACTTTGATTACCACTGAAGAATATGTTGTCGTTCGGTCCTAGTTTCATCTTTTCAGCTATAGCCATTCTTTCTCTAATTATAGCACTAGCTTCATCATTTAATGGCACTCTGAATGTCTTAGCCTTCTTTGTTCCCCCTCTTTTAGTAGCTGAATCTTTAGCTCCCACTTTATTTGAAGCAATTATAAGACCGTAATGTTCATTTGGTGTGCCTTTTTCAAATACATGGATTTCTTTTTTCTTTAATTCAGTTATAAGACTAGGGCGAAAACCAGTATTAGCTCCAAATTTAATAGCGTCTACTACAGGAGTGTCGGCTCTATACTCTTCAGCATATTTATCTAGTCCCATAAAAAAGCTACGTACATTCTCTGGTTCATCTATGATAGCTAAATTAGCATACGTTTTATCAGGAGTGCTTTTCAATCCTTGAAAGAAATTAATAGTGAGAGCGTCATCTGCAGCCATATTTGGCAATATGTTCATAAAAGGATGTATCTGACCTTCTGGACCTGCAGGTAAAGTATATTTAGCTTCACTCAAGATAAGTCGAACGTCTTGTAATATTGTTTGTTGGTTTCCTTTTACCTTCAATATATCATCTACAAATTTCTTTGGATTATTAGCTATTTCCTCTAAAGTTACATTTGCAAATTTAGCCAAAGAAGATTTTTTATTAAATCTAGATTGTTTTGATCCTTTTCCTTCTAGACCGTGTATACGATTATAGTGTTGTTGTGCATCCAACAATGTAAACTTACTAGGATCACTAACAACTCTTCCTGTGCTAGAATCTACAGTATAAGATTTATCTTGCATTTCTGAAAGTAATTGTTCGTCTTTGGTAGCCATATTTTATCAGTATCCAAATATCTGATTGATTGGAGTGTAAGTCTGTTCTTTAACTCTATTCATCATACCTGCGTGTGGTAGTCCAGTTTGTCGTGTCATACACATATACCTTAGAGCATCGTAGGCGTGGTCTTCTGCCTTGGTATCCACATCCTCAGAATTCGTTCTAGAAAGTGGTAAAGTTGGAAGAGTACGCACAAGATTAGTACAAGTGGAAAAGATACGCATACGTGGTTCAGCAGTTTTTTCATTCATCATCAGTCTACGGTGTAATTCTATCTTTCCTGCCATGCGATTTTTATCTGCGGGTATGAAACGTACACCGTTACGTGTTAGTGTTTCTGCGATACTTGGTCCAGTTCCGTGCTTTGACCAACAAGACCCATCTAACACAGATATATTCATTGGTGGATCGAATTCCTCTAATGCTGTAATCATCTCAGCCAGAGTCTCACCAGTGTATCCCGCACTGTACAGTTCTCTGTATATCCAAAAGTTATTGTCCC